CGATGACACGATCAGCAAGCGTGGCCAGGCCCGGGACATCCTCATCGACAGCAGCACCGCGGAGTATTTCGTAAAGAACCGCGCCCTCAAAGGCTTTGTGGCCAAAGAGGACATGGACAACGCGGACGATCCGCTGGAACCCAAGAGCGACACGACCGAGGCCGTCACCCGGGCCGTGCTGCTGCAGCGGGAAATCCGGCATGCCGCCCTGGCGGCATCGCTGACGGTTAACACCAGCAGCCCTACCACGAAATGGGATCAGCCTAACAGCACCCCGATCGATGACATCGAGGCCGCGGCCAACGCCATGTGGGTCCGGCCGAACGTGATCCTGTTCTCCCTTCCGGTTTGGAATTCGCTGAAATTCCACAGCCAGATAATCGCGCATTTCGGCGGCGGCAACCCGTCGCTGAAAAAGGTCACGATGCAGATGGTGGCGGACCTTTTCGAGGTGGACCGCGTGATCATCGGTGGCGCCCGGAAAAACGCGAACAAGGACCCGCAGGCCGGGGACTACTCGCGGATATGGGGCAAGAACACCCACCTGGGATACGTGGACAACCGCAAGGGCCGGGACGTTTTCACTTTCGGTAAAACCTTCGCACAGAAAATCAACGGCAGCCGGACCTTCCAGGTCCGCGAATGGGATGATCCCAGCCGCGGCGTGGGAGGCGGGACCTGGACCCAGGTAGAGCACCGGTCGGTAGAAAAGGTGATCTCCGAGGACGCCGGGTACTACCTGTCCGATTGCATCAGCTAAAGGACAGCCGGTCGATAGCCAAGGACCGATAGCTACGGGCCGGGGATAAAGCAATTTGTCCCCGGCCCTTTTAGCAAGGGGACAGAATGGCAGACAGCAATACGAACATATACGGGACCCTGGAATTATTCAAGGCCCAGCACCCTAAACCTTTTTTAATCCGGATCGGAAACCTGGATGACAACCAGGAGCCGCAAGATTTTACCACAGAGATCGACACGAACATAACCAAGGCCCTGGAGGACGCCAGCGATCTGATGGACGGGTACATAATGAGCAAGCACCCGACGCCCGTCACGGACCCGCCGGATTTTTTCGAGCACGACTGCTATGCCCTGGCCATCATGATATTGATCCGCCGGCGCGGCTATGAAAAAGAGACATCGGACGCCGCCAGCGTGGAGGACGGGGAAAAAATAGAAAAAAAATATATGGGGATAGCCAAGGGGACCTGGGACTTTGTGAACCCGGACTCCGGTGGTGAGACAGCGCCGCCCGTTCGAATCAAATCGGAGGCGCCCCCTAAATATTTCACGGAATCAGCCCTGGACAAAATGCCCTAATGCCGAACCCAAAAAGACAAGACGGGATCACTATCGAGTTCAAGAGCAAGCCGTGGATCGATTTTATAAACGCGCTGGCCGGGATCACCATGGCGGACGTCCACGCGAACATGGGTGAGGAGATGCGGAACATAACGGAGGAGCGGTTCGACGCCGGCGTGGACCCCTGGGGCAGGCCCTGGAAACCGATCAAGCCATACGTTTATGCGTTCGGCCGGATCAAGCGGCGCCGGAAAGCAGGGGACACCCCGCTCAAGGCCGGCGTTAACAGGCCGCCGCTGTCGCGGTCATTTAATTACGACGCGTATGAGGACCGGCTGGAATTCGGTACGCCGCTCCATTACGCAAAATACCATACGGACTACCCGGAAAATTCCGGCGGGACCCGGGACGTTATCCCGCTGCGGGAATTCCTGGGCGTGGAATTGGACAAGGACTATGCGCGGCTGGTCGGCGCCATTGAGGACGCCGTGGCCGCGGTCATGGATGCAGCCTAATGTTTATTATTTGCCAGAATTATTTAAAAGAGGTTTTAAAAAACCGGGTCGGGATCACCAGTGTACACCTGCGGCCGCAAAAACACAACGGCGGCAGACACGCGGACGTATTCACCCTACCAACCAGGAACACCCTGTCGTTCACCAGGGACTACCAGCAGGGCCGGGTCCGGAAATGGCGCGACCCCAAGGACCTGGATGAGAATGACCGGCCCCGGATCAAGGAGCGGCCGATCGCCGCGGAGCAATCGGTATTTTTTAGGATCATCCTAACAAACAGCAAGGCGGACAAGGTCAATGAGGACTTCAAGGAATTTATACGCAGCCTGGATAAATACATATACGATGGGGCCAAGGCCAACTACCTGGATGACCAGGACCAGGAGCAGGCGGACAACAAGGGCAACGTAATAGCCGTGCTGCTGCGAAATTACGATTTTAATGACAACCGGTTCTACGGGGCGCTGCCCAGCAAGGTGATCATAGACGTGGAATTCACAGGAGCAATTTATAAACGCGACCGCGAGGTCGGGACCAAGGACATACCCAAAGAATGGGTGGCCCCGCAAGCGGAAATTAAAACCTAACAAAAAGGACAGGACCTATGCCCAGCAAAAAGGATAAGGACAAGGGAAAAGGGACCGCCGGCAGCAGCGGGGCCGGAGCCGGTACCGGGGCAGGAGCCGCGGGATCTGCTCCCAAGGATGACAAGGAAAAAAAGACGTTCCCGCAATGGGGCGCGATGCTTAACCAGGCCGGGTCGGCAGCCGGGGCCATGGTAGACCAGGCCATACCGGTGGACAAGCAGGTCACCCGGGAGGAGTTCGAAAAGGCCGTCAAGAAATACCGCGGAAAATAAATTATTAATTTTTTAAAGGAGACTGAGCAATGCAAGACAACAAACCGACCCTGCCGAATGCTTACGTCAACATAAACAACCGGAACCTGGGCCTGTCCCCGGGCCTGGTTACGGGCATTATGGCATTTACGGGCGTCTGCCAGGAGGGCGCCGCGGCATTCGACGCGATCGTCAGCCTTAACAAGAGCGACGTGGCCGCACAGATCGGATACGGGGAGCTGGCCGATGAGCTGCTGGACTTTTTCGACGCCGGCGGCCGGAAAGCGATCGCCGTACCCCTGGACATCACCACGGAGGCCACCGGTACCGGGGCCATGACCCCTACCAGGATAGGGAGCAGCACCGGGACCATCGCCCTGGACAAGGTGAGCGGGAAAAAGATATCGATCGGGGCCAAGGTCCAGATCGAGATCACCAGCACGGAAACCACCACGGCCGGCAAGGCCAAGTTCAAGTACAGCCTGGACGGCGGCGTGAATTTCTCCCCGGAGATTTACGTGCCGGCAACCACCTATGAAATACCCGGGACCAACATGGAGCTGACCTTCACGGCCGGCGCCGGCGCGACGTATTGGGAGGACGGGGACCTGTTCGACAGCACGATCGTCAAACCGGAGGCCAGCACCGGGGACATAGAGGACGCCGCGGACGCGATCATCGCCAGCGATTACCAGATCGACGCGATGGTGATCGTCCCGGATTGCAGCCCGGCCCTGGGGACCAGCCTGCAGACCAAGATCAAGGCCGCGGAGGGCAAGCCGGACTTCCGGTACGCGTATTGCATGGTCCACGCGGATCTGGCCGCCAGCGACATGAGCGACCTTATGACCCTTTACAACGCGCTCCGGGCCACGGTGGAGAACGACCGGATGCAGGTAGTGGGCGCGGAGGCCGTGATGCGGCGGGTTAACCACGGAGGCGCGGAGATCGAAAAGACCTGCATCGGCATAATTGCCGGCAGGCGGTCCGCCCTGGACCCGCAAAACGACCTGGGCCGGTTCGATGCCGGCGCCCTGGCCAACGTTCTGCGGCTGCGGGAGAACATGACCGAAACGCTAACGGAGGACCTGGACGCGATCCGGGTGGTCACGATCCGGCAGTTCAAGGGCGTGGCCGGTTTCCGGCCTACCAACGGCTGGATGACCGACCCGTTCTCGGACATTAAAAAGGACGCGTGGCGGGTGGTCCTGGATGACGCCAGCCATATCGCCCGGATCACCGCCCTGGGCCGGCTTAAAAACGAGGTCAACCCGGCGGATATCGAGGGCAGCACCACCGCGCTGAAAAACGATATCCAGAACGCCCTCGGCACGGAGATCGTGGGCAAGGGCCGGGCGGTTTCGGTTATCGTGGATATCCCGAATGACCAGGACATCATGACCACGGAAACCCTGCTGGTCGATCTCCAGCTGCTGCCCTACGGCCACATGAGCTGGATCGGAATCACCGTGGCCATTACCAACCCGGCAACGGCATAAAAATATTTAAAACCGGAGGAGATCGAAAATGATAAACGGCAAGTCTTTTGATTGGGAGGACGTCGCGGTCGACGCGCCGTGGGGAATCGGCCTGCAGATCAAAAATATCAGTTACAAGAGCACCCGGCCGGCGGTACCTACCTACGGCCGCGGCACGGTACCCAGGGGATACGGCCGGCAGAACCTGGAGCAGGACGGTGCCATAGACCTCACCCATGAGGAGTTCCAAAAGCTGGCGATTTACGCGGCTACCCAGGGCGGGTTTAGCCGGATCAAACCTTTTCCCATCACGGTGCGGTACAGCAACGATGACCAGCCGACCCAGGTCGACGTGCTGCCCAGCGTGTGCCTGGAGGAGGTAAGCGCCGAGGCAAACCAAGGGGACGAGGAGGTCGGGACCAAGAGCCTGACATTCAAGGTGATGGACCCGATCCTTTATAACGGCGTCCCGTTTGCGTAATATTCACCATTTAACCGGAGGGGTTAAAAATGGACGAGCAGTACCTCAACCACGTAACGGAGGAGGACATCACCGCGGCCAAGGACAAGCACGGTGATGAACCGCTCCAGCTGTTAGAATTCACGATGGATGACGGCAAAATTTTTGAGGGGATATTTGCCGTACCAACCACCGCCTCATTCCAGCGGTATCTCCAGACCGTAAACGACGCCAAGCGGAAAAACGCGTCGATCACGGCCAGCCAGACCTACGTCAAGGACAATATGGTGGCGCCGGCCTGGGACGATTTCTACGAGATGACCAAGGACCGGCCAGCCCTGCCCGTGATGATCGCGAATGAGCTGGCCCAGGGCAAAAAA